TGCGCAGAAAAAACCACCAAAGAACCGGAGGATTCTTCGATGGTTTTTAGTTATTTTGCACAAACCAATTTATGCATATTGACTGTATAAGAATGAAATATTTATGCATATGTGACATAAATTTTGCACAGCTCAATTTATGCATATTGACTGTATATGAATAATATATTTATGCAAATGTGACATAAATTTTAACTGTAATTATAGTCATTAATTTTTTAATAATTATGCACCAGATTTAACTAAATATATATCACTATTGCAGAATCTTACAACCCATCCAGCCGGAATAGATTGTCCTGTTCCGCCAATTATAAGTTGCATTGCATTGTTACTACATTGAATATAACCGAAACTAGACGCTCCACTGCTTACTGATCTAATATACAACGGTATATATTGATCTTCATCAAATGCCCAGCCTTCGGGTAAACTCCATAGAGCAATTTCAGTTAAAGGTGAATTCGAGTTACTAAAAGCAAACGGCACATAAAATTTTGCTTTGTATTTAGTTCCACGGTATTCTTCCAATTCCAATGTTAAATTTTGTAGGCTTAGATTAGGAGCTAACGAATCAAGCGTTATAGTTGTATTATCAACTGCTGCGCTATAACTATTTAAAGACCATGCTGTAACTTGGGTTCCGTTTTTATTTTTAGTCCTGACATACATTTTTCCGTTTGATTTATCTATAAGCCATTGCGTGTAATAAGTATTCGTATCTGTTGCATTTGTTCTTACTTGGAATAAAATAAATGGATTAGTAGAGGTAGTTGGAATATTAGTAGGTAATGTTCCATAATCAAAGGATGCAATTCCTTCCAGGTCGTATGCGTTGGCATCTAACGTTGGCAATCTTCTAATAGGGCCATTTACAAAAAAATGAGAGGAAGTATCATTCTCGACTATGTTTCCATATCGGCCTTCAACATTTATATTGCCGGTTTTATTGTTAAAGTTAAAAACTCCGCTGTTTATCCATCCTGTTGTTGCTGTGCCGTCTGTATTAGTTCTTCTCACATAGATATTTCCGCTTGAACAGTAGCCTACTTGAAAAAAGTTATAGCTCCCGCTAGTTCTGTCAATTGTTTCTATAGCAATTAAAGTTTCATTTTCCGGACCGTCTGTAAATGAATATGAACCGATTGTGGTTATTCCTGGCCTAAGTGTTCCATTTACGGACGAATTTTGGCTTAGAACATAATATTGTCCACGCACTTGCAATGCATTTCCTGTATTTGTAATTCTTATGCCTTGATCTCCATTTAAGGTAATTGCGCCTGTTAACGAATTAATGCTTGAAACGCCAGCAGTTCCACCACCGCCGCCGTAATTAAGTTCAAGCCAGTTTGATGCAGCATTTTCACGACGATATACTGTTCCGTCTGCATTATATATGATTTGCTTTTTTGCAGTGCCAACTTGATACACCAGCATATAAAGCCAGCCTGATTTGCTTGGTAATCCCGTATAAGACGAAGTATATTGTATAGTGGCTGACAAAGAATATATCCCTACATCTATCGCATTATCTAGGTTAGTATCACTAGGGGTATCAATCATAGACCCTATAACTGTAATAGTATCACTGCTATTAGTTATACTGGTACCTCTTAATCCATTGACAGTTATATTGTTAACAAGGTTATTAATACTCTTAACTACGTTTCCGATTTGATCTACTGTAACGTTATGAGGATTATTTTTATTTTGTATGTGAGTGTTAATAGAATCTTGCAGCGCTGTATCTGCATTTTCTCTAGTAGTTTTTTCAGCGTTAATAGAATCTTGCAGCGCTGTATCTGCATTTTCTCTAGCAGTTTTTTCAGCGTTAATAGAATCTTGCAAAGCTGTATCTGCATTTTCTCTAGCAGTTTTTTCAGCGTTAATAGAATCTTGCAAAGCTGTATCTGCGTTTTCCCTAGCGGTTTTTTCAGCATTTATATTATTTTGCAAAGTAGTGTCTGCTTGTTCTCTCGCAGTGGATTCATTGTTAATATTAGTCTGTAATTGCTGTTCTGCCGTTTTAGCCCTATTTGTTTCCGTTACAATTTCGTTATGTAATGTATCGGATTCCTCATCGATTTTACTGTATACAGCTTCAAACAATGCTTGATGCGCGTTAGGGTCAGCATTATGCATTTCGGTATAAAGATCATTATATTTTATACTGTCTCCAACTATATTTCCGTTTAAAATATTGAACACATAAAGAGACGTGCAATTTTTAGGCATATATTCTGTAGAAAGAAACAAAAGATCATTAGATTGCACAGGAGGCTTTCCAGCTTCCGTATTTGCGGCGTCGTTAAATACATTAATGTAATAGGTTCCGTCTTTCATACCATTAATTACAAACTCTTTATCAATTTGCAAAGGAGTATAATTTTGGAACAAAATCCCTTTAATAGAAATAGAAGTCGTGGTATATTCAGTTTTTAGACTAATTAAATACGGAACGGTCAAATATTGATTTTCAAGTATTTTGTTAACAGTCCATACAATTTTTGCTTGCATCTCGTCGAAAGTTAAAGCCGTATCAAGAGTTGCCGGAATCACAGTATTCCAATAGAAAGGAAGTTTAGGCGGCATACGGTCATACATAATAGATCACTCCTATTCACAATAAATAAAAAGGGATTTTATTTCAACGCTTTCCATAATCATAGCGTCTACGTTGATAATTAACTCTCTATATTTTCTGATTAAATCTTGGTATGTCCATTGGCCTGTTGATCCCTTTTTAGTAAGCGCATAATGTTCAAGTTGTTTTTCTAATCCGGTATCTTCTGTGGTTCGTGTATTAGTCGTAGTTTCATCAGTATTATCACCAATAGTTTCCGTAGTATCCCTTTTATCTGTCAAGTTATATGTCACTGTTTCTTCGCCTGTGCTGGTCTTGTTCTCAGTGTCAGTAAGATTATTTGTTACAGTCTCATTAGAATTAATATTTCTTTGATTCGTAGCATAATCGCCTGTAGTTGATTTAGCCGCTTGTGGAAATTCATAGTAAGTATCTGTACTATTACCATCTGTTGATACTGTGCCTGCATGGGTTATATTATCATTCATAGTATCATTTTTATCTGTTGTCTCTGTTCCGCTTTTCGTTAAAGTGTCTGTTCCGCTATTGTTGCCAGTTCTTTCAATATTTCTGGTTCCGTTGTCATTTTCAGTAATATTTTTATTTCGGTTAATGTCATTACTTCTATCGAATATTTCTTCTATTTCCATATTTGTTAAAGGATCATAGTCTAGCAACTGAGATTTGAAATATTCGTTATAATACGGCATGATATAATTAAGAGTATCTTCAAGCTTTAGCATAAAAAGCGCAGGAGTTTCAAATCCTAATCTTGCATCTATAAATCTGCGTGTAAATTTTAATTGAAATTCTTCTTTTTTATCGTTATCATAGAAAGGATAATTAAATGAAAATATTTTATTGTTTGCATATTTTATCTTATCATTCCAATTAGAAGATGGGTTAGGGTTATCTTGATTAAGGATTTTCACCAGATCCATCATCATCATTGTTATCGGCATCTTCTACACTCCTTTCTATAAGTTCATCATCGAGGGCATGGCCTAAAAGTCCGTTACCATAATCAGTAATAAGTCTGAATTGTACATCAATATCCCATCCATATTTTCTATTGATTTCTTCGCATGCTGCTTTTCTGGCGTTTAGCATTGTAAACCTAGACATTTCAATTTGTTGAATGTTTCCATCTGCTTCTGCACTTACCAGTCTTTCCCGTTTATCGCTATAAACATTTCTTATTCCCAAGAATGCCATAGCGTCGTCCCATACTTGCTTTTTATATTGCTCTACTTGTGGCACAAGAAATGGTACGTTTAGATTAATGGCCTCAAACTGAGAACTTAAATCCATGTTATCTGTATCAATAATAACGGGTGAATTTCCGGTAAATTTTGCATATGCATTTTCAAGGGTAAGTTTCTGGTTTCTATTTTGTGCTTTCATAATCACAGGGGTTTTACTTGTATTAAAATTAACTTCAATAAACGCTTCTGCTTTTGCCATCCTAGCCGCATAAGTCTCAAGATAAAAGGCTGTAGGCTGACGAAGATAATTGTTATAGCATAATACGCAATCTTCTCTAGCCACCTGTTTAGAAAATCCGTTTACAGCAATTAGTGTTAAACGTTTAGGCTCATAGTAAATATCAAAAGGGCCTTGCAGTAAAGAACGCATAAATACAGGCGTATCCAGTAATTTATAGAAAGAGCCAAAACCCTCAAGGCATAAAGTACGTTCTATAAATTTTTCTGGTATTTCATACGGCAAGTTTATCCATTCAAACATACTTACTGCGTAGTTTATCATCATGTAATAGTAATGAGAAAAATATGCTCTTTCAACCTCATTGCTAAGACTGGCATACGGCCCACTTACCGTAACCGGATATTGAAGACCATCAGGGCCTTTAATAGCCGTTATGCCTGTATATCTGTTTTTAGCTTTCGACATTTTATCACCTTCTTTATACTATAGGGTTAACGCCGTTTCTATAGTTTCCCACGTCAGTTGTATTCCACACAGTAACGCCATTTTGAAACATTTCAGTAATAGATTTAATACCTTCTCCTGGAACATTTCCGAATACGTTACATACAGGTAGTTTATAGTAATTGTAATACTGCCTTGTTCTAAATGCCGGAGTTCCAACTCTGTTGACTTTGTATCCGTACATTGTAAAAAAGTTATCTATCATTTCATATATTTCTGATTTTAGGATAGATTTATAAAACGTGAATCCCATTCTACCCGCGCAAGTGTTGGCTGTGTTTGCAATATTTCCTCTCATATTATCTGGTACAACTTGCATTGCTTTATCCCTAGCTACTAAAGACGCAATTTCAAAAAATCCTCCCACAATTCCAGAGGCCATATATGCCCCATTACCTCCAGCAAGCCCTGGTATAATGGCGTTTGTTACAGCGCTTGCAGTAGCCACATTCATGGACGCGCTATGCCCAGCTAGCCAGTTATTATAAAAATTAGAGTTTAAAGCGGATTTAGGAAATTTGTTTAAAGACAGAGTATTGCTTTTAGGGGCATTTGCTCCATACCCGCTATTTACAATACAGAATAGGGATGAATCAGGTGCTATGTTTGCCGTAAATCTAAATTGAACCGTAGGATTATTATTTGTTGGTGTTGTACCTGTCATATATTCTCTGTACATAATATTCTGATTACCTTGATTATTGTCAATTATATAGTAATAATAAGGATATGTATATAATTTATTATTTTTAGGCGTATAGCTTGAAATATTGTCATTAAATTGAAAATTGTAGTCTACTTGTGAACCTGATGTTTTTATTATGTTATTAATTCCACTTGTAAATAAATAGAACCCCAAATTGGGAGAGTATGTTCCTTTGTCTGTATCCGGGTCTCCCACAGCTAAAAACATATCACTGGAAGCCGCGTCAAAAGCTAAATATGGAACAGAAAAACAAGCATACGCCGCGTCTCCTTTTCCTATATCAGTTGAATTAATGTACTTAAGAAATCTAGCTAGTCTTTGAGTAATTGTGTTAATGTCATATGTTTCGTTTGACTTTAAAGGCACCCACAACGAAGATGGTTGAGGAACCATATTTATTGTATTGCAATGAGTGCCTAAATCTAGTGCTTCGTAAGGCTCATATGAGACAAACTCACTCATTAATACAACTGGCACAATTTGAGCATTTCCGTTCGGCATAGTATAAGGCATATTTGAAGTGGGCAATTCAGTAATTATATTTTCTCCGGTGTAAAGCCCTTCGTCAATGGTATGTTTTCCTATTGTATCATCTGTTACGTGCTCTCTTTCAATGAAGCAGTTTTTCCATTGCAAGTCAAATTGATATGTCGTCCAATAATCTATTTGAAAGGTAATAGCGCATGTACTCGGATTTATATATCTTACTTCCATAATGAAAGCGTAAAACCATCGATTTTCGTTGTTGAATCTAAGGTAATTACAATTCGCTATAACATCATCATAGTTAGCATTTACCTTGTATTCGTCTTGTTCTTTCATGTATTGGATATTGGTTTCTGCCATGAATACTTTTCCATTAAAATAAGATTCACGTGCAGAGGCATTTACAAAACTCATTACATTATCATCGTTTGGCTTTAGTGGAACTTGGGAAAGCAAATCTGCTTTTGTTATAACTGGATAAGGCATATTCATTACTCCTTTTAATGTAAGCCCGTTCACCCCTTTGGATGATAAAGAAGTGAACGGGCTTTTAACATTACGCAGTTATTTTTACAGTAGCGGTGCCGTTGATAGAATCGTCATAGGTAGAAGTTGCGGTAACAGTGATTCCAGTTGCATTAGCGGGTTCTTTGCTGCTGATAAACAGCCTTCCGCCTTTGTCGATATAGGTACCACTGGAAGCCTCACCGCTGATAGACCAATTAACCGACTGAGGCACATAATTAGATGTAGTACCAGTTACTTTAGCAGTCATATCGGTATAGGTTCCAGCAGCTACAGACGCAGCACCGGTAACAGTAATACCGGTTACAGAAGCGGAGTTGGAGATAAATACAACAGCGTTTGCAAATCGAGAGGTAGAATAGATTCCCTGATGGTGCAAGTACATATTGTCATATAGACCCATAGGGTTTCTAACCGCTTCGGTTCCGAAATAGGTATCATACTGAATAAACCACTCACGGTCAAAAAGTACGCCCACAATATTATCCGTATTCGGCCCGAAGTTGTCCACTACCAAATGACGGGCTGTGAAATCTGCTTTGCTCATATTGAAAGCTTGTGCCAATGCGTTCACATCGATTGCCGCTTCCACCGCAGGTGTGATAACCAAAACCTGATCTTCCGGTGCAACCGTGCGCATTACTCCCATGGAATTAAAACGCCTGGACGGAATATCCAACGAAAGAACATTAGAACGTACCGCAGTCAGCATAGTTTTTGCACTGGTTTCATCCACGACATCATCTACTTCCACAGGATAAAAAAGTCCTGCATTGTAGTAACTGGCAATCAGCGATTTCATAATGATAAACTCGTCAACTTCATCACTGTTATACAATGCCTGGACGATGGATTCAATCAGCCTGGAAAGACCGCCTTCATTATAAACAGCACGTTGCAGCATGGCACGAGAAATTGTCTGGCGATACACGTCTTGCCGATTAATGACGTGGTAGATACTGGAAGTATTCGGAATAGTACGCTTATAAAGTTCAGATTCCGCAAGCTCTGGATCAAACGCCATTGCTTCCGTGATGTCGGTAAAAACTTCTTCAACGGAATACCCAAATGGAATAGGGCCACGTTTAAACTCACCGAGCCTGTTTCGGAGTACGTTGTTATGGACATACATAAACGCAAACTTATTTACCAAGGAATGCAAAAATTCATTATAAAATACCTGATAATTAAGAATAGCGTTTCCGGTAGCTTGGAGGCTTTCACGAGTTGCAAGTGGAACCCTAGATTGATACTCCTGTGAAGCATCTGCCCATACAGCATTCAAAATTTGTACATTGGATAGATTGCTTACCGCATTCAACGGGGCGGGTTTATTGCTAGTTGCCATTTTTTATTTACCACCTTTCAAAAGTTCATCAATCGTTTCAATATGCGGAGCGGGAGGGTCAGGATTTATAGGTGTATCTTGCGGCACAAACGAATTGATAGCGTCAAATATTTCCTTCCTGAAACTTTTGTCATGCTCTTGCATGATTGAATCAATATCGGGTATTTGCCTCGATTCTAAATCTGTTGATAATTTTGCCAGTGCGTTTCTGAGTGATTCGTTTTCTGATTTTAATGTTGTAATTGCTTCTTCAATCTCTGTCTGTTTCATCATTGCCATTTTCATCTTCTCCCTTACCTTTTATTTCGTGTAAGGCATCAATGATTTTTGACGGAATAGGCAAGCCGCTTGCGGAAATGTTCTCTAATACTGAAATACCTTCATTCGCTATATAGAAGAATATAACCGCTGTTCTCAAAGCAGCTGATTCCGCAAAAATCATTGTGTCAATCACGTTAGCCAAACCAACCATTAAAATAATAAATACTTTTTTAGCTAGGCCAGTAAAAGAAACTTTACTGCTTAGTTTTTTGTGAATGCAAGCGTTAATGATTCCGGTAATGATATCGATTGCCATAAAGCATAGCAATCCAATCAGCAATCCGTTTATAGGGCCAATGAAAAAACCCACCGCCGCACCAATACCAGCCGCTATTCCCTCCATGATCGTTTCCACCTTCATCTTTCTGCCTCCTATAATAAGGATTAATACCTATTTATATTATATACCTTTGGAAGCTTTTTGTCAATGATCATTAGGGCTTCATTTTGAAAGAAGTGGGCTCCAGCACTACGCCTCCATAGCATCGGACAGGTTTTAGCTTGACATTTTCTATCTCATAACCAAGATCAAATTCTTCATATGAGATCAATGACTTTATGTTATCTGTCATACCCGCGCATTTTTTAACGTATGTATAATAAGCTTCTTCTCCTTCCGTGAATTTTAGCTCTGCCTGTTCCTGTGGCGTGAGTCCTGACATTTTCTTTACGTAATCTTCATAACTTTGAGTTCCTTTCTTGTACGCGATTTCTTCAATGTAACATTTTTGCCTGATATATTTTGCTCTGTCAAACGAATATTCGTGCTTCCATGCGCCTAGTTTTTTGCTGTCAACTTCTATGTATTTAGAGATTTCTTCAACGCTTATACCTATTACGTGAATGCTGTCCGTATCCATATAGCAAAAATGCGAATCTGGTTTAGAACCTCCCACGGATTGAGCAGAGCGTATAACGCTGTCCCGTCCATAAGAAGTTATAAATGATGCAACGGCTGTGTAAACTGGATCTTTTGTTTCATCTTCTGAAAGTTTATAGCATACAATTCCTTCGCCATTAAGGTATGGAATTTTTGACCGTATATGCGTTCTTGATGCTGTTTTTCCGTAGAATGCGTTTAGCATCAATTTGGCTATTTGCCTTTTCGCGCCTGTTGAATTCTTTTTCATTTCATACCAATGGTTTACATAGTCGTCGAAAATACCGACTGCGCTTTTAAATTTGTAACCGTATAGCCATCTAATATTATATACTTCATAGTGATCGAAAAATAATTGCAAATCAACGCTCGTAAGATATAGCACAGTTTGTTCTATACTTTCTGATATGTATTCATTTTGCTTGTATAGCTCATGCCGCTTTATTTGTATGGTTGGTAAAAATCCTTCTTTAACTTTAAATTCACAAGCCAAAGCCTGTATAAATAACGGATACTGTTCATCTTTTTGGTACTTTCCTTGAAAAAATAATGGCATACCCCACGGCATAGGCATAGTCATAGCCCAAGGATACATAGAATTTTTATCAAATGAATGTCCATTATATACTTCTACCCCAGCCCTTAATGGATGAACCATTACAGCCCCGCCTTTATAGCTTTTGCGAATTTCATCATCCATTGCAATGTCCAATACAGGAAAATAATGATTCCATCCTTTTTCTGTTAGAATATGCTTACAGTATTTTAGACCGTCACTGCTCATTGTCATAGCCGATAGGCCTTGTTCAAATTGCATTTTTAATGCTTTAGCTACAATTATAACGTCATTTGTTACATATTCTAATTCCTCTTTTGTCGGCTTATATCCACGTGGCCTTAAAATACTGTGATCTATTTCCCCTTTTGTTTCTTCTAACTGGAATGCCTTGGCTATGTCTTTTACTTTAAATGGCAATTTTTTATATGAGTCTAAAAACGTTATTTTTGATACGTGCTTGTTCTTTTTGCTGAATATGCATTCAATCATATAAAATATTCCCATGTCACTAATTAATGTTCTGAACTCGTGTTCATCTGGCTTTTCTGCATATTGAAATTTCAATACATTTAGAATGTACGATAATAGAAACTCGCCGTCAAATTTCAAGTTGTGAAAATATATCGTGTATTGCCCGTTTTTAAATGTGTTGAAAAATTCTTCTATTGTCTCCCCATACCAAATCCTTTTTAAATTATCGATATCCACCGCGCACCACAGCCAAACCCTACAATCATCACGCTTTGGCGTGGTTTCAAAGTCTGCCATTATATGAATCATAATAGCGCCGCCTTTTTTGTTTTTTCGCGCTATCTTCCAGACATTACGATTGCATATGCATTTGCTACATTATTAAATATGTCTATTACACTTTCAAAAAATTCCATACTATCCGGCGTGTTGTTAAAAACGCTTGAAAGATCTGATTCTGCCCTATAATACATTTCTAAGAATTTGTCTTTAGGCATACTTCGTATCATTTCTTGTAATTTACCGCTCCCCACGTTTGAACGTTCAGACAACGTTTGTAACGATTCAATGAAGTTATTATACATAATTTCCTGTCTCCATTGCCAATACTCAGACTTAGATTGACGTTCAAGCCGTGTTTTTATTCTGTTAAATTCATCGATTGATTTTATCTCTTTTGGCTCAAATGTTTGCTTGTGCAGCAAATCATAGAATGTAGAACCAGGGGTTTCTTTTTTCATCATTGCACGTAGCAAAACAGTATTATCTGGCTGTAATTGACCTCCTGCAATTATCACTTTATCTCCCACGTTTTTGTAGAATTTCATACGCTCATTTTCGTATTTCTTCAGTAGATCGTTGATGCCTTGAATTTCTTCAGACGGCACAAAGAAAGATGAATCGCCTGTACCTATCTTTTGAAATTTGTGCGATTCTCGTGAAGTGTAGTCTTGTAATTGTCTGATAAACTGTTGGTATTCTTGATTTGTTGCAAAACTTCGTCCATGTACTGGCCTTTGTATGTCATAGCCATATCTATTTTTTATTCTGGATTGCTTTGAACTGGCACGTTTTCTAAGTTTAGTCAATTCCGCTTGCTGCTGTTTATTTAATTTAAAGTTCTCTGGAATGTTTTTTGTTCTTGATTTTCTGATTTTTGAACTATTAACAGATGTTTCTGGTCTGCTTCGTCTACCTTTGGAAGTTGATATAGGTTCAGTTGGCTGTTTGATCTTTCGTTTAGCTGGTTTCTTTCTTTTTGGCTTTTTTATTAAATCATCTGGATTAGCCATTAACTCACCTCCAATTTCATTCTAAAATCATTTATACTTTCGTATGATTTACCAGTTGTTTTATTTATGATATAGAACCCTCTTTTTTCTATGCTTTCATATAAAATAATAGCAGCAGATAAATGCACGTCACAATATCCATGAGTTTTAATAAGAATATAATATCCAAGTTTTTGTTCAAATTCCGGTAATTTTCTTATAAATGAATCCATATATAATCTTGATGAAAACATGAATTCATAATTTTCTATGGATGCTTTGTAAGGCGATTCTTTGATATTTAACGCTACTCCGCCACGTGTTAGGCAGGCTCCCATTTGTAAAACCTCCTGAGAAAAGTTCCCGGTATGTCAGGCTTCATACCGGGAATCTGAGTTTTTATTCGCTTACTTCAAGGCTTGTAAATTCGTAACGGTTTTTTCCTTTCACCCTGCGCGGAATAATGACGATAGGATCTTCTTCGGAAGGAAGCCACAAATCCATAACAATATTTCTCAGAGAATTATATACTCCGATAGACACGCAAGTATAAGTGGTACCCTTGTCGTCAATCAAGATAATTCTAGGTGCAGGCGTGATTTCTCCGGTTCTCTCATTTTTGGTTTCTACCCAATGCGCCACAAAACCGGTAACAGTGATTTTTTCGTTGATATGGTCTTGCAATCTTTCATCAGGATTGGCTTTGATCTTATGAATCCGGAGTTTGGATTCTTTAGAACCGTCCGTGTCAAAGGTGCACATAACCATATTGTCGCTATTATGGACAAAAGCGTCTTGCATGGGAATAATGCTTACGGTTCCTACTTCCAATTCGTCCATGGGCAGGACTTCTCCGGTCTCCTTATCGATGATTTCTTCGGCCATGATACTATCTCCTTTTATGAATTTTATTTAATCAAGCGCCTGTTTCTTGATCTATCTACAGTATAGCATAGCTACGCTAAAATGTCAAGTAAAAATTAAAAATTTTTACATGCATTATTTACATTTATCTAGCTTGATTTTTTGCATATATTATAGTATAATAATGGTGTCAGGCAGTGCATATCATGTCCAATAGTATGGTGGGAACTGCACCCATTGAGTTGGGCCTACCATTGGAGACACTTGCAGGGTGTGTACAAATTGGCTATTGCATATGTCTGATTTCTACATCCTTTTCTCAGCCCTCTGTCGTGCGTTAAAATGTCATGGCAGAGGGCACCCATTTTATAGGTGATAATATGCATACTGATAATTTACATTATAATATAGAACCGCTGCTAACACGCAATGCATTAATTAATTTTGTATTGAGCAATCGCGGCCCCGGTAAAACTTTTGCATTTAAAGATTATGCTATTAGCGACTTTTTAAAAACAGGCAAACAATTTATGTATGTTCGACGTTACCAAACAGAATTAATGAATATTTCTACCTTTTTTAATGATATTGCAAGATTTTATCCCGAACACTCATTTTTAGTAAGCGGTGGCAAAAAAGGCGGTAAATTCTTAATTGACAAAGAAGTTGCTGGGTATTATGCGCCATTGGCTTCTCAGGTTGCTTTGAAGTCTGTGCCTTTCCCGGAAGTAAATAAAATGTGCGTAGATGAATTCATCATCGATAAATCAAATTATCATTATTTACCGAATGAAGTTCATAGCTTTTTTGACTTAGTAGAAACAATAAACCGCTTTAGAGATACTGAAAAATTACACGATCTTCTTAGAGTATTTCTGTTTGCGAATACTATTTCAATGGTTAATCCATATTTTGACTATTTCAAACTTGCTGTTAATCCTGATAAACGTTTCAACGTATATAAAGAATATAATAATGATATTATCGTTGAAATGTACAAAGGAGATTCATTTACTGAGGCTAAATCTCTATCCCGGATGGGCAGTATAATGAATAAAACTCCTTACGGCCAATATGCAATTATGGGCCAATTTTATCAGGATAATGACGAGTTCATTCAAAAAAGACCGTCCGATTCTAAATGCATAATTGCAATCAAATACATGGACACAACTGTATACTTTTACATGAAAGGTATGTATATTTATGCTTCTTATGTACCTTACAAAAATGCTCCGTGGAAATTCTCGTTAACAGCCGAAGATCATGAACCAAAATATTACCTTATCAAAAGCGCGAATGCTTGCGGACAAACAAACGTTATCATAGAATTTTTTAAAATGGGACGAATGTACTTTGATAATCAGTCCGTTAAACAACAAGTTTTTAAAATTTTCCAATGTCTTGGATTAAGGAGGAATTAATATGCATCTTGTAAAGTATTACTTGACTGAAAACGACTGCTATAAACAGGGCAAACCGTTGAAACCAGTGGGTATCTGTATGCATACTACCGCAGCCGATAACCCGTACCTCCATCGGTATATTGGGCCTGATGATGGAAAACTGGGGCCAAACGCCTATAACAATCACTGGAACCGCCCGGGCGTGGAAAAATGCGCCCACGCCATGATTGGCTGGCTGGATAATCAGCAAATTGCAACATACCAGTGTTTACCTTGGGATATGCGTGGATGGCATTCTGGTTCCGGCAAAAATGGAAATGGCAATGATTACTATATCGGGATAGAAATGTGCGAACATGGAAATAATGAAAGTTATTTCGATGAATTGTTGTCAGAAGCAGTAGAATTGGTTGTATATCTATGCAAAATGTTCGGGTTTACTGGTGATAATATCGTGGATCATGCACAGCTACATAGAATGGGACTGGCTTCTAATCATAGCGATATCAACCCTTATTTTAACAAATTTGATGAATCTATTGAAAGTTTTCGTCAAACTGTCGATTATTACTTGAATATGGAGGATAAAGATATGTTTGCAGTAGTTATTAAAGGCTTTGACAGCAAAGAACGGGCTGAGGAATTGAAAGCTTTGCTTTTGAAAGCAGATGTCGTTGAATATGATGATGAAAAACCCACCCCAAAACCAGAACCCGAACCCCAACCGATTGAATTGAAAGTTGGGGACGCTGTGAAAATGGCTCCTGGATGCAATACATTTATTGATGGACAAACTATGGCCGGATGGGTTACTACTTCTAAGTTGTACATTCGTCAAATGGAACAAAATGGCAATGTATCGCTTGTATCTACGGAGCCGGTTAAAGACGTATATACCGGAAGAGTATATACAAAAGATCTGGTAAAGTGGTAAAAATAGCGCCCTGTTAATCAGGGCGCTGTCTTTTTTTTTCTTAAAGTTGCCATGCATTCAGCAACTATCCTTTCAAAATCTTTTTCATCAAGAAAAAACTGACTTACGAAGTTGCCTTTATCGTCTGTTACCGTTATGATCTGATCTTTAAAATTTACGTCAATATCTATGTTGTATAATATTGACATTCGCTTCATTCTTAATACAAAATCAGTCATTGGCTGCCTCTATTTTACTAAAGACTGTACTCCAATATGATAACTTTTCCCTATGGTTCATCTCGTCTGAAATTATTTCGTCAATATCTTCCCTGAAAGATTCATATTCATTAGGAGACAAAAGATTTCTTGCTGTTACCAGTAGCTTATAATATCCTTCTATCGCGGTACATTCGGCTGCGTTATTTAGCTCTACTTCTGCTGCTACAGTGTAAGATTTCATTTATTTCTTTCCTCCTTTGTGCGAAACTATACACACAGAAATTATAGCGAATATAATACAAAATGCTAAAATGTATATTTGCCATACATTTTCTAAAATAATCCTATACAATGTCTGTATCATGATTATCACCTTGCACCATACGTGTTAATATAATTTCGTTGTTAGCTTTTACTGCATAGTAATACCCGATTTGTTGGTACATATGCATTTTAGCTTTGTAATATTTATATAGTGCATATCCAAATATAGTGACTGATAATGCCACCATGAATGAAACAAATATATATTTCATTTATTTTCCTCCGTATAAGACATGGCTAGTTCTCCGTTGACGAATAAAAATGTATATATTTTTCCTGAATTTTTTACGGTCTTAATCCTGTAATAATTGCCTTTGTAATCTGATAATTCAGATCGTAATACTTTTCCTGTTTTACAAATATCAGAATATTCTTGAAAACTCATACTGTTCATAATGATTAAATGCCCTCCTATTTTCATAGGAGGGCATATCCTCCTTGTATCAATCTTCTGCAAGACTTGCTCTGATCTCGAAAATGTCTTTTTTGTATGCGTGGAAAGTGCCGTTAGGTTCTTCGACGCATACATAAGTATCAGACATAGCTACTAATTCCAAAGGAATTTTCACAGTGCTTTCAATTCCATTAAATTCCTTTACTTCCGTAAAGCTTTTCATATGGTAGAAATTTCCGATTTTAAGTTCTGGCCTCTCTTTACGCTGGCGCACAAATGCATAATCTTCTAGATTAAGTACAGAGATATCAATGCCTTTTTTGTCCAAAAGAGACTTTACCGATTCTACGTTCACCACATCCGGGTTGTATATTTCGTTAGGAATCGGTTTGTGAATGGCATTCCTAAGCGTGTTCGGCTTGATGTTGTGCATTTTGGCAAATGCAACGATGTTGATTTTTCCAAAATCTTCGTAATTCATGTCTTTTCCTTTCTTTACGCATGATTATGGCTCATGCCGCCAAATTTACACAATTAAATAATGATATTATTTTGTGAATTATAGATATGGTTATTATACAAAATGAATAGGCTGTCCATATTTTTATATTTTTTCAACAAACATTCATTCTTAAGTATTTTACTAACACTTATTGGTTCGTCTGTGCACAATTGCGCGATTACACGACACTCTTTTACGTCGATTAAATAGTACAGATCACTTCTTCTTGCATCTATTTGTACAACTTTCATAGCTAATTCACCTTTATTATAAAAATTAACCTTTCTCTATCGTATGATTGGCGTTGCCGTGATAATTCTTCTTGTAATATAACTGTTATATTTTCGGCAGTCTTATATACATCTACCCAGCCTGTTTTGTACACCCATCTGCGCAACCAATAACTATTCATAACATACCCTCAAATCATCGAAATAGTAATTTTCTGGAGTTTTCTCCGATTCGTCAAAAACAAATTGGATGTTACAAAATGCCACCATTTCTTCTAGCGTGAGTTTTCCGATAACTACTGCGATACATTCTTTGCCATTCATTAATTTTGTCATTTCTTCTATCTCCTTTTCTTTATCTTGATTATATTATAGCATTATTTTTATTCTTTGTCTACAGGTATAATCAACAATGATTACATTTAATTATTGTGCAATATAACTGTTGCAATGCTTGCGTAATATCTCGATAATATAATATATATCTAATTGACTGTATCCGGCATCTTGTAACACTTGCATAATGCTTGATTGGCGTACATAATGCTTTGTTGATATATTGGTTATAGATAGTATATCGCCTAACTGTGCATATTCTTTCATGACTGCCTGCTTGGATTTTGCGACAATATAACTTGTGCATATATTACCGTCATGGCTCCGTATCACCTTGTATAATCTTTCCATTTTAATTACCTCCTGTGATAATTTGTCTACTTGCATAATCTACAATGATTACATTTAATTGTTGTGCAATTTGCGAGAATTGGCATGAATAAGATTGGCCGTAAACCAAATATTACGGGCTGATCTGGATAACTGCTGCCATTGCTTGCATGTGATACGATTTCGAGATTGATGTAATACGTGGCATAACTCTACTAATGCATTGTTAATCATTTCTTCTATCTCCTTTTCTTTATCTTGATAATATTATAGCACATGATTGCCTGTTTGTCTACTTGCATAATCTACAATGATTACATTGTTTTATTGTACAATATAACCTTTATTGACAACTACATTTTGTTGTACGAATGTATAGAAATGCAGATTAAAATTTGTTCAAAATGAATATACAAATGTATGCTAAATGCGGAATTTACTGGAAAATAAATGGTAAATTTATTGTTAAAATGTATAAAAGATGGCGGGCTATTTTGTATACGATGGATGAATCTTTGGGGAAATTCTGCGTTTTTTCTGCGCACTA